CTTTTGTCCTGCTTTTCTGCGACCAGCGGGAGTTCACGCGCTTGGAGTTTAACCACGCGCAGGCATCGGCGGTGGTGGCGGATGTGGTGGCATCGGCGAGCGACCCAAATCGCAAGCCGACCTCCTGCGAATACTGCTCATGGTGCCGCAAATCCGACACTTGTGTCGCGCTGACGGCTCCGGTGGTGGAGACGCTGGCGACCGTGGAATCCTCGGTGTCGCTGGAGGAGATTCGCCAAAGCCTGCTCGCCGATCCGGTGCGGCTTGGGAAGTTCCTCAAGGCGGAATCGATTTTCTCCAAGGAATTCGTGAAGCCACTCAAGGACGCCGCGAAAGCGCAGATGGTCGCTGGCGCGGAGGTGCCGGGGTGGAAGCTCCAGAAGCAGAAGGGCAGCGAGACATTCAACCGCTTGTCCATTGTGCGGGCGGCGGTGGCCGGAAAGTCGGGACTCGATGATTTGGTCGAGGCGCTCGGCGGCGAGATGGGCGGGGCGACCTACCGCGCATGGTGCGGCAAGATGGGGGTCGCGGTGCAGGACGGCGAGGCGGAGATCGGCAAGGAGATCGTGAAGCTGGTCGAGGACAAGCCGAAGAAAGGGAAATCCAAATGACCGGCGAGGAACTACGCGACCGAGGCATCCTGCAAGTGGATGCCAACACCCCGGAGGATTGGAAGGCGACTGCGGATCAAGTGATCCATTGGTTGGCGCGGAACGGAGCGGAATTCACGGCGGAGGATGTCCGTCCGTGGGTTCCGGAGCCGCCGCACCCGAATGCGATGGGGGCGAGGTTTTCCGCAGCGGTGAAAGCAGGGGTGATTCGTCACCTCTGCTACCGCAAGGCGAAGCGGGCGAAGGCCCATGCCCGGGTGCTGGCCGTTTATAGGGGGGCGGAACTGGTATGAGGTGGCTTAACATCGAGATCGCGAACCTCCGATCCCCGGCGTTTGTCGGGGCGGAGCCGGTCGAGCGGGCGACATGGTTGTCGCTTCTGGCTTACTGCTGCGACCAAGAAAATGGGGGAACCATCAAAGGTTGCCGTGAGTGGAAAGACCGGCAATGGCAGATGACCTGCGGAGTCTTGGCGACCGAGGTTTCCGCACAAGCGCAACTTTGGGAGTGGCGCGGGCGCGATCTACGCATTGCATTCTATCCGGTTGCGAAGGAAGCAGAGGTTCAAGCAAAACGCGAATTTGCTTCGCGTGGTGGTCAAGCAAGTGGTGAAGCACGAAGGCAAGCACAGCTTGAAGCACAGCTTGAAGCACAAGGTCAAGCAGGTGGTTCACAGGATGGCGAAGCTGACCGCGAACGGAAAGGAAAGGAAAGGAATGTAATGGAAGGGAAAGGAAAGGAAGTAGGTCGCTCCGCTCCTCAAAGCAACGCCTACCTGCTCGATGAGGAGTTTTGGGCGGAGATGCGGCGGCATTATCCGGGCATCGATGTCGATGCGGAGTCCCGCAAGATGGATGCGTGGCTGCTCGCCCGCCCCGGGCGCAAGAAGACCCGGCAGTTTGTCATCAACTGGCTTAACAAGGTGGAACCGGCGCTCGCGCCAGCCAAGGTCAAGGAGGTCGATCTCACATGGTAACGGTGCAATGCTGCGCGACCGAGTCGTGCTACAACTCGGTTCCAGCGCCGGGGGAGGATTTGCTCCGGATTTTCCCGAATGTGAAAATCCTGTGCGACGAGTGTGACCTCAAGCGGATCGAGAAGCTCAAGCAGGAGCAGGCCGCAGAGGAGCAGGAGAGGCGGCAGGAGGCGTTCAACACCATCTGCCCCCCAATCTACCGCGAAAGCGACCCTCAACGCATTCCAGCGGCCTTTCTGCGCGAATGCGAGGCATGGGAGTTTTCTCCCCAAGGTCTCGGATTCGTCGGTCCTGCGGGAACCTGCAAGACCCGGGTGGCGTGGATGCTGCTCAAGCGACTGCATTTCAGCGGGGTTCGGGTTTTCGGAATCACGGCAACAGGATTCGCGAAAGCCTGCGCCGACCAATGGCACGACGATCCGCAGGCGAAGGCGTTGGCGGAGGACACGCTGACACGCTGCCGCCGGACAAAGGTTCTCCTTCTCGACGACCTCGGGAAAAACAAATTCACCGAGCGGGCGGAACTGGAACTCTTCGACCTGCTGGAACACCGATCCTCCCATGAACTTCCAATCATCTGGACGGCGAATGCGGGCCGCGAACCGCTCAAACAAATGCTCTCGTCCGACAGGGGCGAGCCGATCCTCCGGCGGCTCTCGGAGTTTACCAAAATCATCAATACAGAAATACATACAAAATGAAAACACTAGAAGTTAAATGGACGGGCATTCGCCCGCTTATCATGCACAACGGGCTTATGGCTGACCCAACAAATTCATTGGTGCGCCGCATCAAGGAAATCACCAGCAAAGGCACAAAAAAACTCACCGATGCCGACTACGAGGAGCGTGACCGGCTTGAATGGGAAGCCGGTCTTTATTGGGACGAGGAGGATGGGTTAATCGTCCCTTCCGATAACATCGAACGATGCATCCAGCTTGGAGCGCAAAAAAGCCGCATCGGCAAAGATGTGCAAGCTGCCGTGTTTTGCACTTCTCCTCATGTGCCACTCATCCACGCAGGGCCGAAGGACAAAGATAAGCTCTACGCCGATCCACGCTTCACGCTCCGCAAGGGAGTCGCCGTGCAGAAAAGCCGAATCATCCGCATTCGCCCAATGATCCCCACGGGGTGGACGATGCAATTCACCATTGAGTTTGATGAAAATATAGTCAACCCCAAGAACTTGACCAAAGCTATGCAGGACGCTGGATCGCTTGTTGGCCTCGGAGATTGGAGACCCAAATTTGGACGCTTTCTTGTGGAGGTTTAAGTATGGAACAAGAGCTTCAAATTGATGTCGTCAAACTTCCTTTGTGGAAGAATTGCTACGAGGAAATGCTGCGCGAAGGCGTGGACTACGGGAAAACCTACGAGGCCGAGTTTTTCGAAGCGAGGCTCAAGGAGAAAAGAGACACCATGGCTTTTGGGTTGGCGCTCTCGCAAATCCGCACCTCCCTTTTGAGTCACGGTTTGTATCTCTCCGGGCGCGGGCAGAAAGGTCACCAATTTGTGATCGTGGATGCTGCGGCCAATACGCGAGTCATGGAGAACTTCCAGCACCAAGCCAAGATTGCGATGCAGAAAGGAGTGATCCTTGGGACAAACACCCGGCTAGATGTCCTTACCGAGGAAGAACGCCGAAAGCACGAAGCTACCTTGGAAAGGTTGGCCGTGCGAACCGCATTGATGTCGCGCCAAATTCCGACCCTCAAAAAAGCATTGGGGGTTCTTGAAGGAAAAGCCGCTTGAAACTTTTTACTCTGCGGGGCTTGGCTCGGCGAGGCCAGGCTAGGCGCGGCCAGGCGCGGCAAGGCTACACACACTGCATTCCTTCTGGAGTGCAGCAGCGTGGTCTGGCTCGGCACGGCACAGCATGGCAGGGCAAGGCCGGGCGCGGCGATGCCGGGCACGGCGAGGCAAACACACTGCCCTTCAAGGAGGGTAGAAGTTTGCGGCTCGGCATGGCACGGCGGGGCCGGGCGTGGCTTGGCAAGGCTTCACACACTGCGGGGAGGAATCCCCGCAGAAGTGAGGCTACAAAGTTTTGACTGATACCATATGAACACACTACAACACTACATCGAAGCGCACCGGCTCAACGAAACCGAGGTGATGAACATCCTGCAAAACCACGGGGTGATTTCCGACAACTGCGTGACCGCAGCGGAGGTCGCCGGGTCCGGCAAGGCGGTCGCCTTTTTGAACACTCTCCCACCAGACGAACAACCAATCCAATACTAACATGATCACATTATCTATTGATGTAACTCAACTTGACAAAGCCCGCTTCAAGCGGATCACCCGCAAGAACGGCAAAGAGGCGATCTTTGCCGACCTCATCCTCATCGACACCCCGGAATCAGACTACGGGGACTACATCGTGAAACAGCAAGTCACCAAGGAGGAGCGGGCCGCGAAGATCGAAATGCCGATCCTTGGCAACGCGAAACAACTCATCCCGGTCGCGCAGGCCGCGAAGGAAATCAAGACCCATGTCGAAAAAACCCACGACGACGAAGGTGACGAAATCCCTTTCTAAAGACTACCACTTGGAAGGAGTCCTCGACATCGCCTGCAACATCATCTTGCAGGCGGTCGAGGATTGCTGGAACAAGCACACCTACAAGTCGAAGCACCAACAAGCGATCATTGTGGAAGCACGGCGGACGGCTCGTCATTTTTTGAAAAGCCGTTCGTATCAGCAAATCTGTTCCATCTTTCCACGGCTCCCTGCGGACAAAATTGCCGATGCGGCATTTCACCCGGGGAAATACCCCGAGATTATCAAGATGCTGCGGGAGCGAAAAAAACGATGAACTGGACGCATGAACAACTCCGAAAACTCGGCTACCGGCAAAATCCCGACGGCAGCTTCAGTCACTCTTCAACTGCGCGGCTACCTCACCCCAAGCCTCAACCGACTCCTCGGCCAACATTGGTCGCTCCTGCAAAAAGAGAAAGTCCGCGCCAAGCTCGCACTACTCTCATCATTACGAGACGCTCATGCTCGCTCCTCGACGCCGACAATTACGCAGGCGGTTGCAAGCCTCTTATTGATCAGTTGCGCTATGCCAAGCTCATCGAAGACGACGACCCAGAAACCATCGAAATTATCTTCCGGCAAGTCAAAGTCGCGACGAAAGCGGAAGAAATGACCACCGTCGAAATCACTACACAGGGGGAGTATGAGGGGGAGATTCCCAATACTTGTCAAGACAAGTTTTGACTGATACCATCAACCCTATGAAATTGAACCCGAAACAAGAGGCGTTTTGCCAAGGTGTCGCGAGCGGTCTCTCGCTCACGCAAGCCTACATCCGCGCCGGTTACTCGGAAAAGGGAGCCGATGGTGCCGCTTGCAAATTGCAAGGAAATGCAAGTGTAGCCGCCCGAATTGAAGAACTCCGCGCCAAATCCGAGGCCAAGCTCAACTACAAACGCGAGACCTACCTCGAAACACTCCGCGAGCGGTTCATGGAAATGCCACCGGAATCGGCGACCTGCGCGAAGTATGGTGAGATGCTCGCGAAAGCGATGGGATGGAACGAACCCGAGAAGATCGAGGTCGCCGGGGCCATGGACATCAACATCCGCATCGGTGGAAATTAACATCAATCCGCTTTTGATTCCGTTTGTTGAATTTCAACAAGTCTCGTTAAAAGAAGCTAATTTGTGTCTTCAAAACTGGGGTCACAAAATGGGGCCGCTTCACCGAGGGAATCAAGACGCAACCTGCCATGCAATAGTTCACGAAGGCCGAGCCGTGGCTGTTACGACTGCAAGCAACTTAATCTCGCCGGTTGTGGGTGGTGGTTGCAAATGGATGACCCGTGACAACACCATCGAGCTATCGCGCCTATGTGCTGCCCGTTGTGGACTCTGCCGTGTTGCTCTCCGGTTGTGGAGGGAATTCGTATTCCCTGCACTCGGATACGAGTATGCCGTGAGCTACCAAGATGCCGACCTGCACAATGGTCAAACCTATAGATTTGATGGATGGAAGCGGGTCGGTCGTTCTGTATCCGGAACCGATACACGATCTGGAAGGCCCGGTAGAGACAAGTGGGTTTGGATGTGGAAACAGCCATGATCAACATCGACATCATCCCGCGCCTTCAACTCGCGAGCTACCTCCACCGGACGCAACGCTGGTCGGTGATGGTGCTGCACCGCCGCGCCGGAAAGAGTTTCGTCTGCATCCAAGACCTCATCGCCAAGGCGCTCTCGCACAAGCGCAGCGGACCGCCCCTCCGCTACGCTTATGTGGCTCCGACCCGCGAGCAGGCGAAAGACATCGCATGGAAGTATCTCGTCCAATTCACTTCTCAAATCCCCGGCGTGGTGGTGAACAAGGCGGATTTGCAGATTACATTCCACAACGAGGCCACGATCCGGCTTTACTCTGGAGAAGCCTACGAGCGCCTGCGCGGAATCTACCTCGATGGAGTCGTGATGGACGAGGCGGCTGACCTCGACCCGGCAGCGTGGGACAATGTCATCCGGCCAACTCTGACCGACTACCAAGGGTGGGCGACATGGGTGGGAACGCCGAAGGGGCGAAACATTTTCTGGAAGATGTGGAACCGCGCTTGCGCGGACAGCGAATGGTTCACGCTCATGCTCAAGGCGAGCGAATCGAACATCATTCCCGAGGAGGAACTCACCGACATCCGGCGTGGCACCACGGAAAATGCCTACCAACAGGAATACGAGTGCAGCTTCAACATTGGTCGCCCGGGCGCGATCTATGTTCGCTCACTCGAAAAGGCGCGAGCCGAGAAGCGGGTCACGAACGATGTGCTGTGGTTCAAAGAACTCCCGACATACACAAGCTGGGATGTTGGTGCGCCATTGAATCAAAAGGTCTGGATTTGGCAAATGGTCGGCGACCGCATCAACTATCTGGAATCTCTCTCTGGGTCCGACGAGTGCAAGACGCCTGCGGATTGGGCGGCGAGGCTCAAGGAGCGTCAATACGGTTACGGTGGGCATTACATCCCGCATGACGCCGCAGCGGAGGTCGGCGGACTCTGGCAGGAGGCACTCGCTCGCAGCGGACTGACCGGCGTGGTTCCGGTGCCACGGCAGATCAGCGTTTGGGATGGCATCAATCTCGCCAACGATGCGTTCCCGCGCATTCACATCAACGAGGCCGGTTGCGCGGACGGCATCGAGGCTCTCGACGCCTACCATTCCAAAGAGGAGCGCGATGGGGTGACCATCAAGGATGTGCCGGTGCATGATTGGAGCAGTCACTTCTGCGATGCGTTCAGTCTCTCGCACCAAGCCATCAAGCGAGGCATGGTCATCGACCGCTCCGCGATTCCACGGAAGGCCGAGCGCCACGAACCGACCCGAGTGATGGCCGGATTCCGGGGTGGGGGATTCGGAAAGGTTCGGCGGTGAAAACCCATGGGTTAGCCACGGGTTAGCCACGGGTATCCCATCGGTAACCCAAGCG